TTGTAAACTTAAAAGTGACTGCAAAGTATAACGCCTGAAATAAGTAACCGCAGAACCTATCTTTTGAGGGTCTAAAATTTCAGGTAGTTTCATTTCACTGCATACATTTTCGCCTGTTTCAGCGTCAATAATATAAGTCTTAACGAATCCGTTTTCAATAGGTTGTAATAAAAGTAAATGGTATTGTAATAAAACGGGCTCAACTTCAGCAATAATTGCGTTGATATCTGCGTAACTGCTTTTAAAATGTGGGTTCTTTGAATTCTTTGCAACTTTTCCGATTGCTTGTTTTGCTTTCCATAACTTAAAATAAAAGTTTTGTGGCGTTGGGATTGCATCCTCAAAAGATTGTTTTTTCATATACTCTGTTTTTAAATTTGTACTAAGTTAATAACTTTTTTTTAATCAACAATTTTTTTTAGTTTTTTTCCGAGTAAATCGTCTAAGCGTATTAAATTCCTTACATAATTAACATTGATATCATCTGACTGATAAACGAAGTTTTTAGACTTTTCTTTAATTGTGTCGATATTCTCTATTATTTCAGGATAACCGAAGCCCTCATAAGCGTTTATTATTTGTTTAATAGCGTGTATTACTGTTGAATGGTCACGTCCGAACTCCTCTCCTGCTTTCTGTAAACTTTTACCACCTAACCAACCCCAAACCATTCCAATATTACGCCACATTACGACTTCTTGTCTTCGTGTTTTTAACGTTTCACCCTCGAAAATGAACGGGCAACTGTTGTAAAAGTCGACCATTTCAAAAGACGAATAATTAATTAATTTACTTATTTTCCCTCGTTGTAGTTTCATTTTCTTTTGCTTTTAATATTTGTAAGTAAAGTTCAAGGTTAAAATTTCCTCCTTTGTCTCCTTCGTGTTTCTGACCTCGCCAGTAATTAATCATTGTGTTTAAGTCTATATATTTCATTCTATTCTGATTTAAAGGTTAATTCTTCACCTGTTAATGCAAAGTAAAGATTTTGAAGTTCGTGAACGTACATAAGTTTTATTTGAGTATAATTAAATCTATATTCAAAACCAGTATCAGTTAATCCGTATTCGTCATAAATATAAACTTGACTCTTAACAAAATATAAACCACTCCTTTCAAACCAAAACCTCAAAAGCCATTCTTCTGTTAGGGGGATTGGTTGATAATTAATATTACCTTTAATCATAACTCTAAATCTTGATTTACAAAGTAAAACTACATTACCATTCTCATTAAGTATGTAATTCCCAATCCTAAGTTCATTTGCTTTCATTCTATTCTGATTTAAAGGTTTCGTTGTAGTATTGTTCTGCATCCATAACTATTATTGGATAAGAATTAAAAGCATCAATAATTTGTTCCTTTTCCATTTTTTTTGATTGTTTAATTAAATCTTCTAATAATTGCCAGTTTTGATTTATAACAATTTTACCTAAATTATCTTTTAAGTTATATTCTAACCATTCTACTGCTGTTTGTTTCATAAGTCTATTTTATAATCGTTTAACGTTTTATTGAATTGCTCGTAAATCTTATTAATAATTTCGTATTCTTGTTCTTCATAGTCTCCGTGTTTCCATTCACTACGTAACCAGTTTTTAAAATCGTGTAATGCGCTGAAATAATTTCCGCCTTTTAAGTGGACTTCAGCTTCTTCGTAGTCTTCAAATTCAAGTGTTATTTTCATAATTCAATTATTTGGGTTAATACTCTTTTATAACTTTCTAATAGTCGTGTTTTTCCACGTTGACAAGTGTCGATTTTATCCTCCGAATGCTTTCTGAATCCGTTAGGTGCTGCAATCTCTACGTTATATCTTAACATCTCATCAATTTTATGTTGCATTTCGTTAGCCAATTCAAGCAACGCCTCAGCTTTGTAATGCAATTCTTTTATTTGTTTAATATTCGTCTTCATATTCGTCTATTTCTTCATTAATAATTCCTGTACCTTCGCAAATTTCACAAGCTACAATCTTAGAACAACCACCACAACACATTGAAGCTGGTAAATCGCAGTCACCTATAACCTCCTCGTAGCCTGTGCCATCGCATTCTGAACATTCAACTTCTCTCATAGCGTTTCAATTAATCCGATTAATAAACTAAGTAGTAAAAATGCAAGTAAAAAATCTCTGTAAATTTTCATATTCTCTGTTTTTAAAGGTTAGTAATTAATTCTAATCATATCTTCGTTAAAGTTTCCTAAGTTGTCACAAGCCCATTGAACCGCGCTTTCATAACTGTTAAAATAAATAACTTCTTTTTGGAAACCGTTTTCTTTGTTTAAGAAAGTAATGTAAAATTGATTTTCTGTTTTCATAATTTCTGTTTTTTCGTTGTTGATTACCTTACAAATGTACACAACTTTTTTAATTGTGCAAAATTATTTTAATATTTTTTTCAATTATTTTTAGTTTGCCAGTATTTATTAAGGTTATAGACTTAAAAAAAATAAATATTTAAGGTTATAAGCATAAAAAAAGCGGTATTTCTACCGCCTTAATTAAACCTAACCGAAAAAACAGAGTATTTTAGTGAACAACTAAGTGCCTAAATTAACGAATATTTTTCTGTTTCAATCTAAATGTTAATAAATCTGTATAGGATTTTTGAGATAAAATAAAAGTTCCTTTTTTACAGTCGTGGCATTTCATCTGATGTTTAACCGTACCTGCTGCGGTGACATAACCAGCGTGTCTACCTATGTTATAACTTGAACAATGAGGGCAACTATATTTTTCCTCTCCGAATACTACTCCGTAATGCTGTGTCGGTTTGATATAAGGTTCTAATTTATGATAAACTTGCTCTAATATTTGAACGTCTTTCTTACAATACTCGACCATCCTTTCTAGGGCTTCAGGGTCTTTGTTTAAAACTATTTTTTTCCAAGTTTCAAAACCCGCGTTTTCTAACTTACCTTGACCGAGTAAAACTTTACCTAAATAATCTAGTTTATTAGAATTAAAATAGAAGCCGTTTTTAGCCTTTTTAAGCGTGTCAATTGATACGTAATGAGCTAACATATCAACGCCCTGCATAATTGCGCGTGTACGTAGCCATTTAGTGTCAAATCTATCTGAGTTGTGTCCAACTATTTCGTGTGCTGAATTTAAGACCTTAATAAAGTCCTTGAGTAACTTCTTATCGTTTTGCTTTTTGTCCCACGTTAAAGAATGAACTTCGTCTTTTCCTTCCCACTTCCAACAAACGCAAATTATTTTACGTTCTTCTATTATATTGTCTGGGTCAATGCTTAGATTGTAACCACTACGCCACGAAAAAACAATATTGGGGCTTACTTCCAAGTCGAAGAACAATCTTTTTCTCATATAAAAGGTTTAGGTAAATAAAAAAAGCGGTTGTTATTCCGCTTCAAACTCGTCTACAATTACGAAAGACCACGTTTTCTGTGGTTTAAGTAGGTTAAGTATATTGTAAAATTCAGGTATATTATTAAACACTAAACAACCCTCTGACCAACCGCCTATATTTTGAACTATTGTTTTGCTTTTAAGGTCATGACTAGCAGCGTGAAAATTAAAACCTCTAATATCGTTCTTTATTTCGGTTGTAGGGTTCGTCTTTCCGTCGGTTGTAAAGTCTCTACGATAAGGAAAACCTTTCGCTTGAACTCCCGCGGGTGTCTTCCCTCTGTGAAGCCCTAACTTATAACCGTCGTAGTTCCAAATATTAGCCTCAACAACTCCCGTACCTTTGTGTCCTTTGTTTGTAGTGCAAGTTGTAAGCGTGACAAATTTTTCGCCTTTGAAAATGTAACACTTGTCATCAAAGACGTTCGCTTGGTCCTCATTGGACCTAACGAATAAGGCCCAATAGTTTGAAGGTATGCTTTCAAAAGAATCTAGGCTTTTAACCTTTTCAATTAATTGTTTGTCGGTGTATTTTCTTACGTTACTCATAAACCTATTTTTTTATTTGATTTTAAAAGTACAATAATTAACAAGACAAGTCCTAAAATAATACCTAAAAACTTTAAAGTTGAACTTAACGAAGTCTTTTTTTCTTTCGCTATTTCTTTTCTATCCGTCTTTGCGTCTTGTTTTATTTCTTCGCGCTTAGTCTTTGCGTCTTGTTGAATTTGTTCTTTGATTATTTTATATTCGGTTCGTGTTTGCCATCTTGTTTTAGGCACATAAACCGTGTTATTTTGTACAATAGTATCTCGGTAGTTATAGAAATATTCTTTTTGCCCGTTCTTAATTATTGAATCTTTAAAGTAATACCTTATCGTGTCAACTCGTATTTCAATTTGTGCGCCTTTCTTAATTGCTTTGTTTAGGTGAAAACTAGCCGAACACGAATAAAAAAACAATACTAACCAAGTAAGTAATAAAGCAAATAAAATTGATAGTATTTGTCTAATATCTAAATTCACTCTTGAAGTTCTTTTTTAACGTCTTTAACTTTCCTAACTAAACTCGTAACCTTTTCAATAAACGAATAACCTTTAACCTTTGTAAAACTTTCGTCCATTGATTTTACCTCTATTGAAATAAGAACTAAAGCAAGTAGTTTCGTGCTGAGGTGGTCAACAGCCACAACCGTTTGAGTTAAGTCGTTTAAAATATAAAAGTCCGTACAGTAAGTTATAATAACCGCACAACAGTAAGTTATAAGTTTAGGAACGAACCCGTGTCTTAATTTCTTTGATTGTATGCTTTCACCTACTTTGTGCGCTTTCCACAAACCGAAAAAAGTGTCTATAACCGTAGACAAAGCGACAAGTAAAACTATAAACTTAATAGGGCTTAAAAAGACCAATAAAGAATTAAATAATGCTATAAAATAAGTTTTCATCCTAACGATAATGCTTTTAACCAGCTTCCGTTCACTGGTGTTAAATTTTCAACTAATGCAATTGATTGTAATAAATCACTACTTGTTCTTGTATTAACCCCTAATTTTTCGGCAATACCTTGTAAAACGTTTGTCTTATATACAGATAAGTCTACTTGATAGCCTATTGCAACGGCATTTAACCAACTACCTTTATTTGGTGCGTTTTGTCCTTTGCGTCTTGCCCAACCTTCAATATCAATCATATTATTAGAATAGAGTTAGTAAATCCAGTGTCTTCTTTTTTACTTGGTTTAATATCCGAATCTTTGTTTAACTCAGAAATAAACTCAGGATAAAGAGCTTTGTTTTCTTTTAAGTATCTAAATAATCTAGTTTCGTAAAAACTTGCTTTTTGTGCGTAATGGTCCATTGAAAAAACAACTTCGCCTTGCGTAACTTGGCTTGAATAGTCACCAAATTGTTGCTGAATACCTTTGTTTTTAAGTTGGTAACTAAGTCCAAAAACGGCATCTTCAGCACTTCGCCACGCGACAACTGGCTGAATATATGTAACAAGAGTTTCTTCGTCGTTATTCAATGTTTGTGCATTGTAACCCGTTAACATATAGTTATAAAAGTACGTCCCTAAAATAGGCTGTACTCTCATATCTGATTGAGTTTTAATATACGGAACAACGTCGTTAACATCTACGTTTGCCGTTATAGGTGTTTGCGTTTTTAAGTAGTTTTCAGTTATAAAGTAAATCATTGCGCTGGTGTTTGTTGGTTAACAGCTTGTTTGTCTCTTGTAACGTCACCGCCTTCAACAGGTGGCAAAGAAGCCATTGCACGAATTTCGTTTATAGTCATTGATTCTAGGACCTTAGTAGCAAGTAAAGGTGACATAGTATTTAAAGCATCGCTAACCGCATTCGTATCTTCGTCTAATTCGATTATTGTTTCGTTTACTATTTGGAAGTTGTTTATTGAAAACGTTGCTTTTAAACCGCCTATCTCAAAGAGTTCATTAAAGATGTCTTCTATAATAGTTCGTAAAGGAATAATCGTGTTTTTTTCAAAAATAATATAAGCTTGTTTAATGTCCGAACCTGACCCAAGTTTTCCGCTTACTCGAATCCCCATTAATATTGGGTCAATAATATGCGCTTGACAAATCTTTGAATCTATACTTTCAGTTGTATTTTGAAACAAGTTATCGTTTGAGTTTGTCGGTATGTTTT